CTCGTCATTAGTATGTGCCGCTGTGATTGTATCACCGTCAGAGTACGAAGACTGTCTTGTGTATGTTGCTCCCATTTACCTTCTTGCTCCTAATTGATATTCCAACTGAAATCCTTTTAATGAATATGGTGCTGTTGTTCCACCATCGTTTACTCTTAATGCTACTGCGAACCCTGAACCTTCTACTGCTTGTCTTACGAGTGGCTGTGATGCACCACCATATGTACCTACCAAACTAGAAGATGTACCATATGTTGTTACTCCATATACGGCTGCAATATCGCTTGAGTCTAATTCATATGCCGCAGGTCTTGCTGAATCTACTGACTCATAGTCATAACGTAAGAACATGTCAGCGTCTATTGTTGATTCAGGTGCAAAGTTTACTATAACACGTTGCATGTGCTTTCGTATACCTGCGTCCCCAAACGTCATGTCAGGGCTTCTATACTTACCGTTTATCGCAGTTCCGTCAAAAGTATTACCTGATTCCTGCCTGTAGATGTAACCGTTTGAGTAGTCTCCGTGGAGTATTATAACATCCCCTGATTTAACAAATCCATCTGTACATGCAGGACGTATACCCCTTAACTCTGAAAACTCAAATGCTTGTCCCTTTAAAACACAAGCTACACCTTTTGTTGCGTTTTGAGCTACGCTAGACTTGGTGAAGAATATTCTATACTGTGTTCTATCTGGTATTACTACGCTTTCAAACTCAGATGCACTTGATAGGTTATCATCAAATATAGACTGCACGTTAGAGCTAATAGTACCAAGTTCAACGTCACCAATTCTTGCTGTACCTGCTACCGTTCTTAAACCATCAGGACCTAAGAAGATTAAGTCTCCTGCAAATTCCTGTATCGTGTCTCCGTTGATGCACCCAATGTCTCTTGTAACGGCTGTGACTGCAAAGTCACTTGAGGTGCTACCACTCATCTTAAATATTCTGTTTTCACAAAAGATAAATAAGTTATCACGGAAAACTTTAAGACCTGTTACTGTATCGTCAACCTTTATACTTCCTGCACCACTACCACTGTTAAACGCATCTTCATCAAAGGGTTGGCTAAATACTATTTCCTGCTTTGTTGTAGACTTTCCTGCGTAAAACATGTGGTTTTTAAAGGCTGCCACATACTTTGACCCTTCAATACTGCTTGTGCTTGCATCTGTTGCAGAAAGAGAACTATTAAATATAGTTGGATAGTTTGCTCCATCTACGACAACAATCTTATCTGTACCATCAAAGTTAAAACGCTCAAAGTTATACTTACCTGCACTTGTTCGTCCTGTATCTCTTTCCGTCCAACTTGAGCCACCTGCTGTGGCACTGTGTATCTTTGTTCCTCTTGCCGCTAAAACGTAATCACCAAATGTTGCTACCATTAGGATCTTCTCACTGGCAGAGCTTGTATATGGTACTACGGCACTTACATACTTACTAAAACCGTTTATTCTTCTGTAACCACCTTCAATGTCAGGTTCAAAGTTTATTAGTTCTAACGCTTCTCCCGGTTGCATCATAAAGGTAGAGCGATTTAGAACAAGCCCCCCTTCGCAGTTAAAAGACGCAGGAGCAGTTTGCGATAGATCAGGCATACTAGTTTACTCTTAGTGTTGTGTCTGAAAAAGCCGTAGAAGACCTTGGTATATATGTTGACCTCAAATAATCAAATTTATTAATAAGCAAGGTTTGCATATTCTTTATTCCTTGCTCAAATCTTTCAAAGTTTAATTGATACTGAGTAGTTTCCCCCCTGTATTGATAAACAAAAGCTGTAGCTCCATCTACAATAACAGGATCAAACCTAGCAGGGATACTTGTTGTTGAATCATAGGCAGCCAAATCCGATGGGTATGTGTAGTAGTCAAACTTTATTGAGTATTTCTTTTTAGGGAAGGGGTAAAGAAGATAATTGTTGTCTGCTGTCCTTGCTATATGGGTAGGTATTCCTCCCCCTGTAAATTGTGTTACTGTTGTGCCACTATCGTGAGATGCAGCAGTGGTAGAGCTTGCTCCTCGTGTACATCCAGTTAGTGTATTAGTGCTTATACCTGTATAAGATATCTGTTCATTACCTATATACACTGTTCCTGTGCTATCAAAGCTCGAAGCACTTGTTAAGTCTATTTCTGTTTCAGATGTATCAATAGCTTCTGCAGCAGTTGTAGAATTGATTTCGTCTTCTTGTGTTATGTAGTTATTTACATAATCATTATAGTTCAAAACACCTAGTCTTCCACCACTCGTACCAAGATCGCTGTCCTTAACGAGCCTTACTGTATTGTAATCAACAGATTTAGTGCTAGAAGGTAAACTATACCTGACAACACCTGCTGTTAGCGTCTGAGTAGCTGTAGCATGATTAAAAGGGTAGTTAAACTCTCGTTGGTTAATGTACCTTACCGTCTCATTAACAGCGTTTTGAGCTTGTACCTGAATGCCTCTTGCTGAGGTGAAGTTAGCAGATGTTAACTGTACTTCGTTTAATCGTGCCAAGACATCATTAGTGAGTGATAAATACGTCCCTGACATTCTATTCCTTTGTTACTAAGCTAACTTAGTCATCTCTAATATAATCCAATACGTTTCTGTATTAGCGTGTCCTACAGTAGTAAATTGTATATCACCTGTTTTACCACTTCCTGCATTGTTTGTTAATCCACCAAAGCCACTAAAGTCCCAATGTTCAGGACCTCCGTCTGCTAGGTATATTGCTTGTACGTCAGATGAAGCGTCCCACAAAACATTTACGGACATTCCATTACATCTTGCCCATATCTTATCTATTCTTACCTCACTACATGTGGTAGGGGTAGTAGTGTCTACTCTTTGACCTGCTGTAAAACCACTTACATCTACTTTTGTAACAGCACTCTCTCCTGTACCATCACTTGTATTGGTAAACTTCATTACGAGCTTATGAGGAGTATCTACTATTGTCTGACTTGTAACTGCGTCTGCCATTAAAAAATTCCTTTATGTTAAAATAGAGGGCAAAGTTTCCCCTGCCCCCTAAATTAATTAGTTTAAGCTAATGCGTCTCTATCGACTGTATCAGCTTTTCCTGATGCACCAACGTCATTGCAGTCAATGACACAAGCGTAGGCTCGTAGCCGTCCTGTAGCAGGAGCGGCACCTGCAATTTTACAATCAATCGTATCGGTTGATGATTGAAATTGCGTGAATAGTGACGCAGCACCTGTGGTAACATCGTTTGACTGTCCGTTTGAACCTTCAGCACAGAAACCTGTGGAAGTTATATCAGCACCGTCAATGATGTCGTCACCTGCAGCAAAGTCCATATCCAAAGTACAACTTGAAGTGAAAGCTTTCTCTACTTCAGCCCCTGCGAAAAGAACAAGTGTTCCTGCAGGAATTTCAATTAGTTGAAAGATGTCACCGTTTGCACCAGAATATCCTTCTGCTACGAGAGCGTCAATATCCAAATACGCTTGGATCATTCTCATTGCTGGCATACCAGTTTGCGATGGTAAAGCTGCAATAGAGTTGGAAGAGACACCAGTGGTGTCGGATGATGTCATATCATAAGTTGCCATTAGTTATCCCTCCTTAATATCCAGATACATAATATGCACGAGATAGAGCCTCAGGCTTGAGAATCTTTCGTCCATATAGGTGCATACCTCTAACAATGTCAGCAAAGCTGTCAGGGTCACGGTATGACTCAGTTTTGTTAATCTGCTCGGCTGTGGCGACAGCAGAACTATGACCTGCACAGATTACTCCGTAGTGAGTAGAACCTGTAGCAGTAGCTCCAGTTGCACCGTTACCTTTAGCAGGAAGGTTGTTAGACATATAGACTTTAAACCCATGAACATTATTTAAAATAAGTCCGTTTTGTAGACCATTGGATTGTCCTCCAAAGTCAGAGTTAAAAAGTCTTGAGTCCTCATCCTTCATTAGCTCTGCAAAAACAGGGTCAACAACTAACCAACGATCCGAAGACGGAACATATTGTTGGTCAAGCTTTCTTGACATTCTTGCAATAACAGCTAAAGGAGTAGCGTTAGCAGTTGTCGTGTTTAGTGAATCACCACCTGCACGAGGCTTAACAACAATAGAATTGTTAGCAGTACCACCGTTGAAGTCATTAGCGTCAACTAGCATAGAATCAAGTAGTTCGTTTGTTCCTGCACTAGAGACAGCTTTTGTTCCAGATACGGTAGTGTTTGCGGCACTAGCTATTGAGTTTAAGCTTGACTGCTTCCATCCTGATAGGTAACCAAGAACTTCTTGGTCAAACTGGTCAGAAAGTCTGTAAGCAGCTCGATTAGATGCCATTTCACCAAAATTGACATGTGCGTGAGCCTCTTCAATGTCATCAACTTTAAATGCAAAATAATTTGCTTTGTCAACAACTAATGAAAAGTCTTCGTCATCGAGGTCTTGTGGAGAGATTTGTGCTCCACGAGCGTACTCTTTGACTGTGATTTCAGGTTCTTTGATAATCTTCACGGTATCACCCATTGCAGAAATCTCACCAAAATAATCGGAATTGGTGATTTCTTCTACAACAGACTTTTTCCTGAAGGCTAACTGAACCTGCTTAGAGTAGATTACTGGCGAGAAGTTACCATTAGGTAAATTGCCGTAACCTGCAGCGGTTTTAAAAGCCATGATTAGTTCTCCTTATAAATAGGTTAGGCTTATGGTTATAAGCTAAACATTCCAAATAAGGGCAAAGCGTCTATAAGGTGTAAAGAAATTGGTCTTCCATGCTCGACTAATCCTTTAGGCTTATTCGTCTTTGGTGAGCTTTAGGGTATCGTTTGCTTTAAAAGCATACACTATTACGTGTATGTCGTTAGTTATATGGATAAAAAGGGGTTTGTCAACACTTTTTTAACGTGCTGCCCCACTTATATCATATACAAATTTTCCTGATCGAATAGATTCTGTTATTTCCTCAGCATATTTTTCATATTCTCTATCAGACATTTTATCTACTTGGGATTCTTTCCAGTTTCCCTGTGTCTCATCAGTGGTAGGTCCTGACTTTGATTTTGTATTAATAGCTGAAGCTGCCCTCTTGCCATTATCATTCTTCTTAGTAGTAATATTAGCATCTATTTTATACAAATCAATTACTCGTGCAACAGACTTTGCATCATCTGTGTTCTCATACAAAGCATCCTGTACCCACTTTGGCTGTTTTTCTGACCACTCGTGAAATTTATCATCCTCACGAATATCAATAAAGTCAGGGTGTAGCTTTATAAGTTCAGCTTCTGCTTTCTCCTTTGTGGCTTCAACACGCATTGCTTCAATATCTTGCATACGTTTATCAAGGTCACTAGATCTTTCTCTTGCTTTTTTATCAGCAATAGTTTCAACTATCCCTGCAACGTCAGGATACTTTTTAGTCCACTCAGCTATCTCTTCTTCTGTCTTAGGAAGAACTAACTCATTTTTAGTAGCTTTTGATAATTGATCTTCAAGAGCTTTAATTCTATCGTCACTCTTCTTATCTTTGTCAGCCATATGCCTTCTAAGATCACCGTATCTCTTCTTAAAGGATACTTCTTCCTTAGTAAGGTCTTTTTCCTGTGCTTCTCCATTTTCTGCATCTTGGTGTTCTTTAGTGCCTTCCGATGCTTCCTCTACAGGGTTAAGCATTTCTTCAAGCTCTTTCTCGTCTTTTTCGATACGTTCTTGATTTTTAGTCTTGCGAGGACTAACAAATCCTGCAACCTTTACTTTTTCAACACTTTGTAATTCTGGCATAATATTTACTCCTTATGTTGGGGCTGACAATCAATTTTTGTCAGGTAGCCATTTTACCACCAAGTCCTTTCTTGGTGTTACGCTTTTGCTTAGGCTTTTGCCTAACTTTCTTTGATGCTAAACCTCCTGTATTTGCTACAAAGTCGCCTGATATAACATCAAAAAAATCACTTGTACTTTTATCCATTCCT